CGTTTGCTACATATCCATCATCAACAAAACTTCTTTGGTCAGCCCCTTGCCAAGTAACTATACCCCTTTCAATTGCTATTTGGGAGTTCATCGGAATTGTTGGAAATAGTGTGTTAATCTTCTTTTTAGTGAAGAAGTCAAATAAACCCATATTATTAGAATTTAAACAAAGTTAAAGAAATTATACTAAAATACACTTACTGAAAATTTAGGTTTGGTTAAATGAGTAAATACTGCGTATCGTGAAGCATCTAAAGCATCATCATTTGCTTTAACAGGTTCTTCAATTACATTATCGTTTTTATCCTTTTTCCATTTGTAGGACATAAATTCCCTTCGTAAGTTTTTGCTATGAAAGTGAATGTTTATAGGATAAGATTTCATTTTTACTATTCCTGCCCATACATCTTTTTGTGCAGGTTTAATATTAAATCCTTGTCGGTAAAGTTCCTCTATTGATTTGGGTTCTGCTGCATCTGCGTAGATTGTTGCTCGTTCAGGCACTTTCTCTTTTATTAATCTTGTAAGGTCGGATAAGGTAAGACCACTTTGATAAATAATTTCCTCAAAGTAGTTTTCGCCTTCGTGATGGGTAACCTTTATTAATGCAGCTGGATGCACATACCCAAAATCAAGTCCATAGAATACATCGCCTTCAGGTGCGGTGTCGTATTGCTTCCATTGGGTGTAAATAAGTTCTTTTGCTGCACCTCGTTCTCCTAATCCGTAAACCTTCCACATAAAATCATCAGGTAGGTTTTTATATTGCTCTATGTTTTTTATTTGTGATTCGGATAGGTTTGGCAGGTTATTTAGGTAGGTAGAATGAATGCGTTTGTTTTCAGGATTGTCTGCTATTTCGTAAACCCAATTAACAAAGTCAGCAGGATTCCAATCAAGGAAAACCTTGCCTGTTGTTCTCATTAGTAATTGGTCGTAAAGTGTACGCTTGATTAAGTTGGCTTCGTTAATGAATAGCACATCCCTTGCTGGTCCTCTTGCCTTGCTTTCATCTTCAAGTCCAAACAGTTCAATGTAAGACCCATTTGGGTAAGTGTATATAAAATCGGAAAAGCTAAAGTCATTGTCTTGCCATAAACCCCAATTCTCCATTATGGATTTAAAATCCCTATAAACACCACGCTTGATATGTGGAAGGGAATGCGATACTATTGAAATCCTTGTCTTTGGATTGTTGTAGGCTATCTCAATCAGTAACTGAACAATGGAATAAGACTTTGAACTCCTTGTGCCACCTTCATTGCAAATGACAGGATAATTGCCTTCATACGCTCTTTTGTTGGCAAAGAATACAGGGGTGGCATTAATCTTCAATTGGTTTGCATCGCTCATCTTGTTGTATTACTATTTGAACGCTACCTTGAATGTTTGCGTTGATGTCGGTTGTTTGTTTTGCTCTGCCTTCTAATCTATCAAGTATCTCCTGATAAGCCCTTAAATCTCCTTTAAATGCCTTTTGTAGTACCATCATATCTAATTGCTCTGCAACTGTGAATTCCTCTTTTTCGCCTGTAATTGGGTTTGTCTTTACTTGTACTAATTCTAGTAAACGCAAAAGCCTTGTTTTGCTATTTGGAATTCCTTTAGGTCTGCCATTAGGATTTCTTACTTCCCCCTTTTGAGCAGGTATTAAATTTTGTTCGTTTGCCATTTTCTCTAATCACTTTCTAATTTATTGAGCGATAGGGTGGTGCTGCCCCCCTTCTTTAGTATGGAATACTAACGCATTACTGTTATGCTTCTATCGCTTGTCTTGATGCCAAAGTTACCTTATTCCCCTTATACATCCCTGCACCCATTTCATCTATTTTGCTAAATGGCAATACAGGAACAGTTATTTTACAAGTTTTATTTATCAAATAAATATATCTTATTTGGAAACCTTCTAATTTAATACCTCCATTATCTTTTATCCAGCTCGTTCCACTTTTGCCATTACTTTCTTTTGTTCTATGTGCTGAACTTGTTAAACTACATAAAACTTCCCCATTTGGCATTTGATATGTAGAAGTGTTTTTACTTACTCCTATTAAATTAAATCCACTTGCCCTGTATATTGTACCATCACCGCACAAATTAGCATCACTAAAACTTAATATCCATTTTATATGTGGAGCATTCTTTTTTATTAGTTTAATGCTTATTGCAATACATCTACTTTCACTATACTTTGGCAAATATTCATCAAATGCCATTCTATTAAGTTCAATAACTTCATTCCATTTTGTATTTTCTACATAATGAATGACTTTTGCTTTTACCATTGGACTTCCATAGCTTAATACTCCGTGCAATTTATCATCCAAAAAGCATCCGAAATGCAATTTTGAATTTGGCACTACCTTACCTGAATAATGGTTTAATTTAACAAACTCATTAGCCACTTTGCTAGGTATAACTTTTACTAGGATTTCCTTTGCTCTGCCCATTGCATTATTATTAAATATAAAGCGTTACCATTTGAATTCTCGTTCCCCATTGTTTCTGCATATTTATATTCTTCGGTGCGTTTAATTTCCTCAATAGCATTTTTTAGTTGTGTAGCCTGTTCATCTGCTAAAGTAAAAGTCATTTGCTGGAAGGGTGATTTATCGCCATCAGGTAGGTTAAATCCTTCTCCTAAATCCTCAACATTATCAAACCCAATTATATCTAATCCCCATTCTTGTATTAAATCTACATCCCAATTGTTTGCCAATTCCGACCAATCGTGTGAGCCAAATGAAACATTATCTTTAATAATAAATTCCTTTTTCTTTTCCTCGCTTAAATTGTTTGCGTGAATTACAGGAACATCGGTTAACCCAGCTTCTATACAAGCCTTTAGTCTCATATTTCCACCTAAAACCATATTGTTTTCATCAATAACAATAGGTCGTAGTTCAAGCATTTGGGGGAAATCTTGGATTGACTTTACAAGTTGTTTAAACTTAATATCCTTTATAATTCTAGGATTGTTTGGGTTTGGTTTGATTTCGTTGATTAACATTATCGGTTTTTAGTTGGTGTTCTTATTGATGCAGTTTGTGGCACTTCTTTTTTATTTAAGTCTTTAAATCCTAACGACTTCGCACATTGGACACATTTTACTTCGTGTTTTGGCAATTGTGATTCCCATACATAATCGGTGGTAATCCCACATTTGCACTTGTATTCTCTTTTACAAAATGTGTCTTTCATTATCCTTGTCTATTGTATGGTTTTGTTGGTTTGTCTTTTGGTCCATTACTCTTTTTGTACTTACCTTTTTTTCTTGTGCCAAAGTTTACCTTCCCAGCTGCGTTAAGTTTCGCCATTATTTATACTTTTCTATTATTTCGTTTAACTCACTCCGTGTCCATTTTTTAACAGTTCTTTGATTTGCCTCAAGCCAATCAACCATTTCTTGACCTATCTTTTGAATTAGGTTTTTACGATAACCAATTAAATGAAAGCCATCAAATCCATTACATTTTTTACATTCCCCTGAACAATTATATTCATTAAACCTTAAATATGAACTATTCTTTTGAGGCACAAAATGACCGCAATCCATCAAATCAGTTGAATATACCTGACCGCAACTAATACAAGTAAAATATCCATCTTGACTATCTCTAGTCCTAATGTAGCGGTTAAATATTTGTTGAGCCTTTGCGGTTAATCTTGGGATAGTTTGTAAAGCCATAATGCAAAAATAATATTAAATTTTTATAAAATTTGAATTATTAATACAATATCCGTTTAATTTATTTTTTATAGTATAGTAATTTAATCCGTAAATAATTGAAATTTCTTTTACTGTATTATAAAAAATACCATTTTCAACATTTAAAATTATATTTTTTGAAAATACCCTTTCTTTTACCATTTTTAAAAATCTAGCTTTATTTTTTTCATTTACTTTTGACATACCTAATTTAAACGAATGCAACAAATTTTCACTTCTTGTAACCCATTCAAGATTTTCTAACCTATTATCGGTTTTTATACCATTAATATGATTTACATCAGATTTATTAAATTCATTTGGCAAATAAGTCATTGCTATTAATCTATGAACTAATAATGATTTGCTTAAATTATTTTTATATAAATAAACTTGATGGTAACCTGAAGATATTTTAACCTTTTTTAAGCATCTATTTGTTTTAATATTATAAACATTCCCATCTTTTGAAACTGCATAATTTGGATATTCTTTTATAATTTTCATATTTAGGGTTTTATAGTACGAAAAACAACTATTCGGTCTTTATGGGTAAATCGTTTCTTGTTTACGGGATTTAAGGATTGTTTGATTTGGTATTCATTTACACCTGTTATTCTTTTTGCGTAGGATATAGATTTAAATATTATTTCTTGTTTATTGTCTAGGTATATCATTCTCACAGGCTGCGAGTTCTCTGCTCCGTTCATTTGCTATGTCGTTTAGTAATCTTGTTAATGGAATTAAAAATCCTTTGGAACTGTTGTTATCACCTCCGTTTTTAAGGAATAAGTTTTCTTTATAGTAAACCCTACAAACTTGTTTTAGTGATTTTGTTGGAAATATAAAAGATATGTCAAGTTCATCTATTCTATAAATCCAATATTCAGCGGTTGTGGTTGCTAATCCGCTAGGCTTACCTCTTGATTCGTATTCAAAAAATAAGTTTCCTGTTTTGTGTATTAGCCTATCGTTTTTTACTTCTATATGTTTACCATCAGAAAACATATAATTTATTAAATCTTCGGCTTTTTCGCCAAAGTTTAAATCGTGTGTAAAGCTAGATGAGTATTTCATTTTAGTATTCGTTTTATTTCATAGTATAGGTCAAATGTTCCTAATATCATAATGGCAAGTATAAAGCCAATAAATATCCTTGTGAATTCAATTGTTAGTTTAAACAGTTCTTTCATCGGTTTATTATTTTAAAATATAGAATCTTAATTCCTTCCCAAATTAGTATCGTTATTATTATTTTCATAGCTGGTTATTAAAGTGCATCATTAAAGAATACTTTTTACATTGCTGGGTCATTGTTTCATCGTTAATCAACATATCATTTGCTTTTTTCGCCTGTGCCAAAAAGAATAACCTAACTTTTGCTTTTATGTCATCTCCTTGCTCTTTTGATATTTTAATCAATTTGCGTTTCCACATATAATCAAATACTTGGTGATTAATAAACCTAAAGTCTTTTCTAGTTGATTTATCCCACCATTCCTTTTCATCCTTAATAGCTTGTTCTTCATTTATGTAGTTGTGAGCAGTTGGCTCAATCTTTGGTTCAGTCTTTTGTCTTACCTGTACTGCTATCTTTTTGTAGGCAGACATAACCTCACCTATTAATTTAGGGTTAAATATGATATGTTTATCAACTGATAATTTATCTGCTGCTAACATTTCAAATGCGGTTTTTAATTCCTTTAGTTTAAATATTCCATAATTATCCATTACGAAATCAACAATAAAGTCAAAGTCATCCATTGCTGGTGTTTGTGTTCCGCTTAATTGTAAACAGGTTTTAAGTACCTCTTTTACTTCTATTTTTGAGCATTTGCTAATACTCATTGAATTGATTGCATCATAAATTTTAACCTCGTATTTATCGGTTAATTTATAAGCTATTTCGTTTTTGGGCTTCTCGTTCAGCATAAGAGAGTTGCTGATTTGGATTAGTTCGTTTTGCATTTGGGTT